CTCCTGCCTCCACTGCAACTGCGACGCTGCTCTTTCCGGAGCTGCAGGGTGGGCGCCTGATTCATGGCGTTCCTCTCGCTACTAGCGTCAAGCAGACTGGTGCTTACCAGAACCGGGGGCTCTGATGGCGACCCGGAAGCTGAAGGTAAACAGCCACGTCAATGTGTTCAGCGGTGGCAAGCTGCTTCCGGGGACTGTTACAAGCTTCGCCACGGACACCGCTCCGATTGTGAGGCTTGTCCATACTGGTACCACCTTCGGAACTGCTTCTGTCGGCGTTCCTAAGTGGTCGCGTACAGGTTCTAGGGCTGGGACGTACACACCATGACCACTACCGAAGAAGCAGCGGAAGGTAGTCAGCTTACCTGGGCCGAGGCGCTTGAGAAGTACGAGTTCGTTGACACTGTTACTGATCCTGACGGACAGTCAGTTGTTCTAATGGCTGACAGGTCAGCACAGAATACTCTCGGGCGACCTGACCTGAATGAGATTGGCACCACTAGTCCTTCGACGTACCTGAGTTTCCTTAGGCAGGAATACAATCCTGACTTGCGTGAGGCTCAGGGTCTGCGCACTTACGACAAGATGCGCAGGTCCGATTCAACTGTTCGGTCGACTCTACGGTTGATGAAGACTCCTGTCCTGTCTGCACGCTGGTTCATTAAGCCTGCTTCGGACAGTAAGAAGGACAAGGCGATCGCTGACTTCGTGTCCTGGAATCTGTTCAAGGGCATGACGAACTCTTGGCCACAGCTGCTTACGGAAGCGCTGCTGTGTCTGGAGTTCGGGTACTACATGTTCGAGAAGGTCTGGACGAATAAGCATCCTGAGCGCCCTGGGATGATGTGCTGGCAGAAGTTTGCTCCTCGTCACCCTCTCGATGTGCTGTACTGGGAGTTTGACGATAAGGGTGGTCCTGCTGGCGTACAGATGTACAACTACAGCATCCTGAGCACCATCTTCATTCCGATCGAGAAGCTCGCTGTCTTCACGTTCGAGAAGGAAGGTGGCGACATGACTGGTCTGTCGCTCCTTCGTTCTGCGTACAAGCCTTGGTACTACAAGCAGCAGCTCGAGAAGATCGACGCTATCCAGAAGGAGCGTCATGGTATCGGTATCCCGATCATTAAGCTTCCTCCGGGGTTTAGTAAGAACGATCGCCTCCTGGCAGACAACCTCGGACGTAATCTGCGTACCAACGAGCGTGCACACGTTGTTCTGCCGCCGAACTGGGACTTGGTCTTCGCCAAGCTCGAGGGACAGCCAGTCAATGCACTGGATTCGTTGAACTACCACGACGACCAGATCGAAATGAACGTGCTTGGAAACTTCATTGACGTTGAAAGTGGTCGCTCAGGCAAGGATGATGACCACACAATGTTCATGAGGTCGACGCGGTTCCTGGCCGAATGCGTCGAAGATGTGTTCAATTCGTACTGTATTCGACAGTTGGTCGATTACAACTTCCCTCGGACGCCTAATGGTTACCCTGAGCTCAAGGCTCGCCGCATTGGTGAAGAAGACACCTGGCGCACCATCTCGTTCGCTGTCAGGAATCTCGTCGGGTCTGGTGTACTCACTCCGGACGACCAGCTCGAGGACGAGATGCGCGACGAGTTCGACCTTCCGCCTCGTGATCCTACGACGTCTCGCAACATCGGCAACCCACAAGGTGCACCTGTTGAGGGCCAGGCCACAGCGCCTCAGGGTAGTGGAGGCGCGCGTCCTGCTCCTGCAAACCAGCAACGAGGAGCCTCTGGCGCAAACGTTCCAAGTGCGCCAAACCCCTCGCCCGCGCAGCTTCCGAGGCAAAACCCTCGCCCTGTGGTATCTGTGCCTCGGGGCAACGCGGGGACTGACAGAAGTGGTAAGTAGTACCCTTATATACGAATCAGTTGTGTCCCCTTGGGTCACTGTGTTATCATTAAGACAAGGGAAAGGGGCGTGCCGTGGCAGCTCCCAAGAAGACCACCGTAAGCAAGGGCAAGACACCTGCTAGGGGCGGTCAGAAGGCGGTTGTCACGCCGCCTGTGAAGAATACCGCAGCCACGGCCAAGAAGCCTGCTGTCGGTACACAGAAGCCCAGCGCAGCGATGCCCGTAGGCAAGAAGCCGGTCGTGTCGACCAAGAAGGCAACTCCGAAGGGGAGTGGGGGTGGCTACGGTAAGTGACTGGGCATTTTAGCTACCTGTACGATCTCTCGGGTATCCAGTTTGACGATAATTCGTCGAGCTGGATTCAGGCCTTTCCTGTTGGTAAGTACCAGCATCCCACCTACGGCGAGATCAATGTCACGCCTGAGCGCGTGAAGGCTTTTGCTGCCAGCGTCAACAATAAGGTTCGTGGCACTGATCTCGATATCGACTACGACCACAAGACGCATACGCAGGTCGCTGCGGGGTGGGTCAAGCAGGCTGACGCGCGTCCCGACGGTCTCTACCTCCACGTCGACTGGACACCTGCAGCTCGTGACAAGATCAAGAACAAGGAATACCGCTACTTCTCGCCTGAGTACACGGATTCCTGGACGGACAACCAGGGTACGACTCACAATGACGTTCTGTTCGGTGGCGCACTCACTAACCGTCCGTTCCTGAAGAACATTCAGCCCGTCAACCTCTCGGAGGAGATGGCGAAGCTTCTCGCTACGTCTGCACCTCCTGTTTCGCCTAATGATGGTACCGGTACGCGAACTGACCCGCAGAGCAGTTCGGTAGCGCCACTAAGTGTTGATGACGCCCTCGGCAAGATGGCTAGCCTCCTAGGCTTGGATCCCAATGCTGACCACAACCAGATCCTGGGCGCGGTCAGTATGCTCGCCAAGGACGAGGCAACTGAGGGCGACGACACTACGAAGGAGCCCGGACAGGGCAACACAAAGGAGACGCAGATGTCCGAGAAGAAGGGCGGCGAGGGTGGGGCACCTGCGGTGACCCTGTCCGAGGCGCAGCTTATGGAGCACCCGCTCTTCAAGCAGCTGTCCGACAAGATGATGGTGCTGGAAGCAGCGAACCGCCTTGCCGAGGTGCAGCGTACGCTCAGCAACCTGACCGAAGGCAACAACGTCCTCTCGCCTGCTGCCAAGGAACTGGCTGAGCCGTTCATGCTCACGCTAGGTTCCGACGCGCACAAGAAGTTCGCCGAGATCCTCCAGATGTTCGTCGAGGGTAAGGGCGTCGTCGAACTGGGTGAGCGAGGCGTTGCTCGCAAGGTCATTAGCACCGAGGACCAGATGACTGGTGTGAGGGCCTTCAGCGAAGCTGTCAAGAAGGTTCAGGCCGACAACAAGGACCTGACCTACGCACAGGCCGTTCACGCAGTCACGCTGAACGACCCTGATCTGTACGAGCAGTACCGGCAGTCCACTCTGGCTGGCGAGTAAGGGGAGGAGGTAAGTCATGGGTCCGAACTTCGTTCTTGACAAGGGCTTCAAGGTCAATTCCTCCGCCACTGTCAACCAGTTCACGTGTGCCACGCTGGACACGACCGATGCAAGCGGTGGTACTGTCACTACTGCAGGTACAGGTACTCGTGTTCTGGGTGTGTACCAGGAAACCCTGGACGCTACCAAGGTGGCGACGGGTAAGGCTACCGTCGATGTCCGCATCATGGGTATCACTCGCGGTATCACTGGCGGTGCCATCACCATCTACACGCCTGTGTTCTGCGACGCCTCGGGCAACTTCGTTACGTCAGGTGCTGCAGGCACCAAGCAGGCTGGTATCGCACTTACGGGTGCGTCCGGTTCTGGTCAGGTCATCGACGTGCTGCTGACGCCGGGTGCGGCAGTCTCCAGCTGACCCCTGAAGGGAGTGAATCATGGCAGTTTACAGCCCTTCTGGGTCTGGTTCCGTCCACATCGATCTGGTGCTCACCCAGATTTCGATCCAGTGGCCGATGGACATGGGCTTCGTCGGGCCGGAGCTCTTTCCGGCCGTGCCTGTGGCGAAGCAGTCCAACAAGTACTACATCTTCGACCGTGAGTTCTTCAAGGTGGAAGCTGCGGACGTTCGTGCGCCTGGTACGGTTGCGAACGAGATTCCTGGCCTGAAGGTCAGCACGGACTCGTACTACGCATCCGAGCACGCCCTTCAGATCGCGGTCACGGACGAGGAGCGGCAGAACGCCGACATCCCTCTGCAGCCTGATCAGGATGCTGTCGAGCTCGTCACTGACCGCATCATGTTCAGCCGCGAACTCAACATGATGAACATGGCGCGTACGATCGGTAACTACGCGTCTGGCAACAGTGTCACGCTGTCTGGTACTGCTCAGTGGAACAGTGCAAACTACGCTACGTCCAACCCGATCTCGGATGTGAAGACGGGTATCAGGGCGATCAATGCGAAGATCTTCAAGAACCCGAACCTCGCCATCTTCCCGTACCAGGTGATGACGCAGCTCGAGGACCACCCGGACTTCATCGAGCGCATCAAGTACTCGGAGCGGGCGATCCTCACCCCGGACATCATCTCCTCGGTTCTGGGCATCGATCGAGTTCTGGTTCCGGGCGTCGGTTACTCCACCGCCGGCGCAGGCGTGTCCGTCACCTCTGCGAACATGACCTACATGTGGGGCAAGGACGTCATCCTCGCCTACGTGCCTGGTGCTCCCGGCATCAAGAAGCTCGGATTCGGCTACGAGTTCGTGTGGGGCTTCGGCGGCGGTCAGGCGCGAGACAACGGCAAGACTGGTGGCTCCTCGCAGTCCCAGGTCATCGACCGTTGGCGCGAGGACCCGCGGGCATCGGACCTCATCCGTGTCCGGCGACGCTACGACCTCAAGCTGGTCGGCGTCGAGAGCAATCTGCTCATCACCGGCTACCTGATCCAGAACGCGGTGGCCTGAGAAAGGAGAGAACATGGCTTACTTCGCCAAGACTCCGATCCAGCACGGTCTGGATTCCGGAGACGTCGTGACGCTGCAGGTCGGCGACGAGCTCACCGAGGAACACGGTTTCAGCCAGAACGACATCGACACTCTTCTCGCTTCGGACTCCATCGAGGAAGGCGACGAGTACTCGGGTGAGCGCCCTGTGGGTCCCATGGAGCGTGTCATCACTGCTCACGGTGTCGAGGGACAGACCCTCCCGTCCGGTGCTCCCGAGACTCCGCAGGAGGCCGCGGAGGCTGATGCAGTGGCGACCGAACCGTCGCTG